CAACATGAAAAAGAATGTGGTCTAAGATGGGCAGAAGCAACAACAGAATTACGTAGTATAAGAAATGATGCTAATCGTAATACACAAAGATGGGAAAGACTGGCATGGCTAGTTTGTGGTACACTTATAACAGCAATCATTGCTGCATGGATTAAGGGGAACTTTTAATGGCATCAACATATACATCACGACTTCGTTTAGAACTTCAAGGAAATGGAGAAAATCCTAATACATGGGGTCAGAAACTTAATCAAAGTGTTATTGGTTTAGTAGACTCTGCTGTGGCAGGATATACTACTGTTGCAGTAAGTAGTGTAGATCTTACATTAACAATAGCTGATGGAGGAGCTGATCAAGCTCGAACTAAAACATTAGAAGTAACAGGTACTTTAACTGCTAATGTAGCTATAATTATTCCTCAAGTTCAAAAAGATTATATTATTTATAATAACACTAGTGGTGCCTATACTGTAACAATTAAAACAGTTGCTGCTGCTGGAGTAGCTATAGCACAAGGTGGTATTGGAACTGTTATCTGTAATGCTACTAATGTTTACGCAGCTAATGGTACAGGCATTGGAGCAGGTAATTTATTTGCAGTAAGTGCATCTCCAATAGGTATTAATTTAATTACACAATCAACAACAGCAGCAACAAGAGCTGAAATAGGAATGGATGTTGCATATGTTAGCACAGGAGCTATCATAAACAATGCTGTTATATCAACTAAGATAACAACTACAGGGAGTACAGCAATAGGTAATGCAATAGGTCAGAGATTGGTTTCTACAGCAGGACCAATAAGTGCAACAGATCCGGGTTCTCTAGGTACTTTGTATACAGGAGATCTTTGGTATAAAACTACTGCCTTCTCATAATGGCATCATCTTTCTATATAATAGAAGGTGGAGTTTGGAAGAAGGTTTCTGAAGCTAGTATCTATACTGGAAGTGCATGGAACTCTGTATCAAATATTTACTATTGGAATGGTAGTGCATGGGTAAAAGGATTTACTAAAGGTTTTGAATTTACTAAAACTATTACAGGAACTACCACTAACTTTAGTACAACTACTGAAGCAACTTCTCAAGGCTGGAATGGAACTGATAGTGTAATAGCTAATTTAACTTTATCAAGTTCAGCTATTATTAAAAGTAGTTCTGTAAGTACTTATGCTTTTGAAACTACTGGACTACCTCTTAACTCTCAAGTTAATCTTACATTAACTAGTGGAGCTTATATTGTAGGCACAGGTGGAGCTGGTGGTATTGGTTCTTTCTCTGTTGTTATTAATTATCCTAATGCTGGATATAGTCAAGGACAACCGGGTGGACCAGCTATAAATATTATTAGTGGTGTTACTATGAATCTTACCAACAATGGAACCATCGGAGGCGGTGGTGGTGGAGGCGGTGGAGGTAATGGTGGTGAAGCTTTCCCTTCATATGGAAGTTTCCAAGGAGGTTCTGCTGGTGGTGGAGCTGGATATGGAGATGGAGGCCCTGTGAATCCCGGACAAGCTAATGCATATGTATCTGGACCTGCAGGTAATGCAGGAACTTTAACTGCTGGAGGAGCAGGAGTTGGTACTATTAGTACTCATAGTTCTTTTGGAAACTGGCGTAGACAAACTAATACAGCAAACACTGCTGGTGTTAATGCAGTTAATGGTGGTGATGCACCATATGGAATGTATAACTCTGCAGCTCCCGGAGGAGCAGCTGGTGTAGCTATAAATGGATGGTCAAGAACTAATGCAATAACAGCAGGTACAATTTTAGGAGCAAAGAATAACTAATGGCATATGATTCAGTCACAGCTAGGTTAGATTTTAAACCGGGGTTCCATAGAGAGTCCACACGTTATGCCGAAGAAGGTTCATGGTATGATGGTAATCGTGTAAGATTTAGAGAAGGCAGACCTGAGAATCTACGTGGTTATAATAAGAGAGTTACTGCAGCTTTTGAAGGTATTGCCAGAGACTTACTTACATGGGCTGACAATGATACAACAAAACATATTATGTTTGGAACAGAAAAAAAAGTATATTCTTATGATGGTGATAATAATATTGATGTGACTCCTCTTGTAAGTACAGTACAACTAGTAAGTGTGATGAATTATGTAGCTGGTGCAGTAACTATAGCGGTGACTAATAATAATCATAATTTAAATACTGGTGATTTTATTACTTTTTTAAATGCACAAGTTACATCAGGAATTACATTAGCAGGTCAAACAGTACCTGTATCTGTAACAGGTGTTAATGCATATCACTTTGCTAATTCTACTCCAGCAACTGCAACTTTAAATGCGGCTGGTAGTGCAACAATAGGATACCTTTTACCTACTGGTAATGTTAATGCTATACAAGGACTAGGGTACGGAGCTGGTATATATAATGCAGGAGTTTCTATAACAGGAATGAGAGCATGGAATGAAGCTGCTCTTACTTCTAATATAACTTTCCCAGCAACTAACTGGTCGTTTGATACATGGGGTGAAGATGTAGTAATGGCACGTAGAGGTGGACGTATTTTTTATTATGATACTGATGTATCTGTTACACCTCAAAGAGCTGTACTTGTTACTGCTTCTCCAAGTGTTAATAATGTTATATTAGTTTCTCCTAATGACAGACATCTTATATCTTTTGGCTCAACAGAATATGCAACAGGAACTTATAATCCTTTACTAGTTCGTTGGAGTGATCAAGAAAACTTTAACAACTGGACTCCAGCTATAACTACAACTGCTGGTGAAACAATACTTACAGATGGCTCACAAATTATTGGAGCTGTTCGTTCTAGAAATCTTATTGGTGTGTTCACAGACAATGCTCTCTATGGTATGCAATTTACTGGTCCACCTTTTATATTTAACTTCAGACAGTTAGGTACAGCTTGTGGTCTAGTATCACAACATGGAGCTGTTAATGTTGATGGTCGTATGGTATGGATGGGTGAGAATAACTTCTTTATCTTTGATGGTCAAATAAGAAATCTTGATTGTACAGTAAGAAGATATATCTATGATGATATTAATACATCACAACAAAGTAAAATATTTGCCGGAATTAATTCTGAGTTTAAAGAAGTAGTATGGTTATATCCTTCCAGTAATTCTGAAGAACCTAATCGTTATGTGATGTGGAACTATGGAGACAATACATGGGTATATGGAGAATCTTTATGGACTACTTTTGATGACAGAGTTGTGTATGATAATACAATAACCACAAGTAATGATTCTTACTTATATAATAATGAACCTGATGATTACTATAGTGCTGATGGTCAACCTATTACTGCATACTTAGAGTCTGCTGACTTTGATATAAAGGATGGTCATGACTTAATGTTTATTGATAGAATGATTCCAGACTTTGATATCAATGATGGTAATATACAATTTAGTATTAAGACTAAACAATTCCCTGCAGGAGATTTTGTAGAGAAGGGACCATTTAATATTAACTCTGGTACACAACAGATTCACCTTAGAGCAAGAGGTAGACAAGCAAGAGTAAAAGTTTCTAGTCATACTGACAATACTTACTGGAGATATGGTGCAGTAAGATTAGACATTAAACCGGATGGACAACAATAATGGCAAGGTATCCTGATTTACCCGTTATGTATAACCTTAAAACTGAGGAAGCTAATGATACTTATAATGAATTAAGATCATGGAGTGGTAACTTAGTTAATGAATTAGAAACTAGAGATGCTCAAGTTAATGATACACCCTCTAGTAACATCTATAGTGTAGTAACAGTCTCTACTATAGGTAGGCCCAGAGCTGGTGATATTGTTTATGCAGCATCAGCCGGTAAGTTTAGAGGATACGTAAGTACAGCAGTAACTGCAGCATGGATAGATTTTAACTAATCTTTGCGAACACAGGCATTACAGGATATAATGTCTATAACTAATGGAGTAGAAAAGTGGCAAAAAGACCTATGGTAAACCCAACAACAGCAGTACCTGAAGCACCTATGTCAGGCCTCGCTAACCTTATGGCAATGAAGGGCAGAGACAATGATAGTATGCTTGTCCATCTTAGTCCTACTGAAGTAAGTAATCTTAATAAATTATCGGGTAACACCATGACTATTAATCCAGACACAGGATTACCTGAAGGTCGCTCACGTTTCCTTGAAGCAGCTTTACCAGCTATTCTAAGTATTGGTGCAGGTATAGCTACTGGTGGTATGTCTACCATGGCTCAGATGGCAGCAGCAGCTGCAGCTTCTGGTGTTGGTGCAAAGCTTACAGGTAAGTCTGATGAAGAAGCATTAAATTCTGCACTACTTGGGGGAGCAACTGCAGGAATATTTGGTGGCACAGGAACAGAAGCATTGAAGGGTGCTACTGCAGAAGGAGTTAAAGGAGCTACTACTAATGCAGCTAAACTAGCATCTGAAAATGCTATTCAACAACAAGTACTTGCACAACAAGGTAAAATGGCAGGTGAAGCTTTAACTACAGGAGCTTTTGATCAAGCAACAAAAACATTAGCAGCTCAACCAATGAATTTAACAGCTGCAACTACTCTATCTAATTTAGGAACTACTGGTAGTACTGCATTAGGTGAAGAAGGACTTAAACAACTAGGTGCTAGAGCTGGTCAAGATGCTACAAACCTTGCAATGAATAAAGGATATCAAGAAGCTGTTGATCTTGCAGCTAAAGGTGGTTTTAAGAACACAGCAAGCAGTATGTTTTCTCCACTAAGTGATGTGGGTGAGACTATTAAATTTGGAATGAGTGAAGCCGGTGGTAGTAGACCTTTAACTGAGATGTTATCAGAGAGAGCTATCTATCAACCATTAGCTACACAAGCAGCAGGACGTACAGCAGCCAATGCTTACATAGGTAAGATGACTGATGATTATAATAAACCTTATGATGATCCTATGGCTAATAAAAGTCCAGCACCTTTTGAAACTGCACAATTTAATCAAAGACTAAATCAACCTTCATATACACAAGAAGATATAGTAAGTAATTATATGGGTCCGGGAGGAATGAATTATTTTAATCAATCTTATGGACAAGCTGGTGGACCTGTTCATAGAATGTTTGATGGTGGTCTTACACAGTTCAATAGTATAATGGGTAATCCTGCATTACAATTACAGAATCCTAATCCTCCTATGCAAATGGCAGGTGGTGGTATGA